TTTGGTGAACTAGCCAAGCTAGAGAGTGAGATACAATTAGCTGAAAATGGAAAGCATAAAGGTCCACTGGGTAGACTAAGCTCATCTGAAGAGGAGGGCTTCGCTATAGCCCAAGCTAAGATGAAACACAAAGAAGCGATGGATGAGCTAAGGCAGACTTGTAGATTGTTTGGACCACCAGGAATGTGGGATTTAGTTGTAAAAGAGCAAGCAGCGGCTAGACAAAGACATAAAGATGCGTTAGAATTACAAGCGAAGAAAAGAGATCAGTTGTTCTGGGGTATATCTTTAGCAATAGGTGTAATAATATTCTTAGGTGGTATTGGTGCAATGGTCTGGGGTCTTAACGAAGTAGTGAATGGATAATAAGATATGGCTGAAGAAACAAACACAACTAATATAAATAATCAACCTGATCTTAGAGATACAGTAGGTCCAGATGAGAATACTATACCTACAACTGTACTGTCTCAAGGTACAGCTACTCCTGAGGTAACTGAGGCTGCTATCGCTTTAGATACTGCACAGACAGACTACTCTGCTTCTATGGCTACACTAACAGAGGCACAGAAAGCACTCAGTGGTGTTCCTGAAGATAATCCTGGATATGATCAACTTGTAAAGGCTGTAGAAGATGCGGAGCTAGATGCTACAAATAAGCAAGCTTCACTATCCACTAAGCAGAAACAGTTTGAGACTACAGATGTACCCTCTACAGGTGAGGCTTTAGGTAAAGCTATTAGTACTCCTAGTAGTATTCTATCACAGCCTACAGTCTATGGGCTTGACATTAAAGATGGTCAACTTATTGATGGTGCTACAGGTAAGGTAGCTAACGCTGCAACCCTGTTAACTAAACAAGCTACAGCAGCAGATGCAGTAGAAGACCCTGCAGTTAAAGCTACTATGGCTTACTTGAACAAGTTCACTGATGAAGAGCTTAATGAAAAGTATCCTCTGCCTGACATTCCATTTGAAATTATGTCATTGCCTACGACTAGTCTATCTGTAGAGCAGAGCACAGTACGTACAAACTTCTTTGAAAAACTACAACAGCGTCAGGCTCAGATTGAACAGGACGCTAAGTCTGAATCTGCTGAGACTTATGATGCTGTAACATCACAAACTAAAGTAAAGACAGCCTTAGAAAACTTAGCTGCAGCTACAGGTACACCATCAGAAGAATCTCTCATGAAAGCTGAGAGCATGTCATCTGATGAGCTATCTCAGTTAGACCTAGATGCAGAAACTCTAGATGTAATACGTCAGATACCTGAACTTAAGAGATCTCTTGATGCTGGTGAAACACCTACTGCTGCACTATTTGATGAGTACACTAAGAGCGTAGACGTTACAGCAGAAGCACCTGATGAGATTGAGGCTGCAGAGTTTGCTACTGAAACACCAGAAGCTACTGCGGAAGTAGACTATAACTTACCGCCAACAGAAGTAGCTAAAGTAGAAGAGTCTGTAATAGAAGACGCTACTAAGTTTGATGAGTACGCTACAGCAGAAGAGAAAAAATCAGAGTACGTACCAGATGTAACTGCAGAAGAAACTACTGTAGGTACAGAAGAGATAGCTGACATTAATGAGATCCTTAATAGTGAAGAGGTTATCGTTACAGCTAAAACACTTGAGGCTCTTAATGATGCTTCTACAGCTAAGGCTGCTACCGTAACCTTTAGCCAGCAACTAGAAGCTAAATCTGTTACAGGTACAGTGAGTGCAAACTCTACAGTGCAGTTTCAGATGGAGAAGCTTATGGCTTCTTTCAATGATGGCACACCTGCATGGGCTGCTGGCGCACTGCGTAAAGCTAATGCTGCTATGGCTGCACGAGGTCTATCTGGTAGTTCTATGGCTATGGCTGCTATTGCTCAAGCTACCATTGAGAGTGCTCTACCTATTGCTGTACAGGATGCGTCTACCTTTGCTGCAATGGACATGGAGAATGTTCGTAATGAACAGGCTGTAGCCCTAGCTAACGCAGCAGCAGCACAGAACTTTGAGCTATCTAACTTGTCTACGGAACAGGCTGTACGTATTCAGAACAGCATGAACAATACTAATCTACAACTGCAGAACTTATCTAATGAGCAAGAGGCTGTGCTTGCTATGGCACAGTTCAAGTCAGCGTTGCAGGGTCAAGAGTTAAGCATTAGTGCTAACGTAGCGCTGGCTAATGCTGCACGTTACGCTGCAGTGAATGACATCAACTTGACTAACAGACAGCAAACTACATTGCTTAAGAGTACGCAGAACTTAGAGGTAGACTTAGCTAACCTGTCTAATGCACAGCAAACAGCTCTGTCTAACTTACAAGTACAGGCTTCCATGATGGGTCAGGAGCTAACTAACGAACAGCAGATGGCTGTGATAGAAAGCACCCAAGCCTTTGAAGCTAACATGCAAGAGGCAACAAATAGTCAACAGGCTTTTATGCAGGACGCCGTAGCTAAGGCTGCTATGGAAGGGCGTGTACTAGATAACAAACAACAGACTGCACTATTCAATGTATCTAACCAAGTCACAGAGCGAGGCATTGAGTTAAACAACGAGCAGCAAACTCGTATCTTTAACATGGGCAACAGAATGACTATTGACGTAGAGAACCTCTCTAATCGTCAGCAGACAGCACTAGCTAATGCTCAGATTGAAGCTGCTATGAAAGGCCAAGAGCTAACTAATAAGCAACAAGTTAATGTGATTACTGCAGAACGTATTGCTGAGATAGCTAATATGAACTTCACAGCAGAGCAGTCTCGTGCTTTACAGAATGCTCAACTAGCTCAGACAGTAGACCTAGCTAACTTATCTAACAAGCAAGCTAAGCTGATGGCTGATGTAGCATCTATGTCACAGCTAGACATGGCTAACTTAGATAATCGTCAACAGGCTGCAGCACAGCAAGCCTCTGCATTCCTGCAAATGGATATGGCTAACTTAGATAATGAACAACAAACTGTAATGTTTGAGGCTCAGTCTCTTGTGCAGAGCATCTTCTCAGATCAGTCTGCAGAGAATGCACAGCTACAGTTCAACGCTGAGAATATCAACCAAGTTAACCAGTTCTTTACTAGCATGTCTACACAAGTAGAACAGTTTAACGCTGCACAGGCTAACGCTATTGAGCAGTTCAATGCAGGTGAAGAGAACACAATGACTAAGTTCCAAGCAGAACTTGGTAATCAGCGTGACATATTCAATGCACAGAATGAACTCGTTATAGCACAAGCTAACACAGTGTGGCGTCAGAGTGTAGCCACTGCCAATACTGCTGCACTTAATGAGTCTAACATGCAAGAAGTAATGGCTGCTAATAACTTGACTATGCGTGGTCTTAATGAGCTATGGCAGCAAGAGCGTGACTTAATGGACTGGGCATGGAGAACGTCAGATAATGCTCTAGATAGATCCGCAAGTATAGCAGTAGCTGAAATTGCTAAAGAAGGTAAGTCTAGTAGCGGTAGCTCTTGGGGTGATATGCTATCCAAGTCAGCAGGTACTATCTTAGTTAAAGGTATATCCAACATTCTGGGCTTTGGATAAGCATATGAAAGCTTGTGCTACTACTACTCATACTAACCCTGATCAACTTTGAAGGTATAATAAAAATGTCAGAGATAGAAAACATCCTACTTAGAGATCTCTATAAAGATTTACCTGAAGTACCTGTAGTAGAACGACAGGGCTTAGGTGCTATGACAGGGCGTGGTACTGTAACTACACAGCAAGACACACAGCAGAGAGATATTAGTTCTGCACAGAGTAGTGTAGCTGAGTACATGAAGAAGATAATCCAGAAGCAAATACAGGATGGTGCATCTATTTCAGCAGCAGCACAAGACGTACCCTTTGATCCCGCCATAGATAACATGGAAACTCTCAGTGCTAGAGGTTACGACAGTGATGACGTACTTAGATCTAGTGTAGCTACAGGTGCTGTGTCAGCTACTAAGCAGAAGAACGTCAGGCGTGACGTGATGGAACAAGCTGAGCGTATGATACAAGAGATGCAACAAGAGCGCACCCCTGTCAGGAAGCAAGAAATACAAGACTATCTTACAGGTGTTGACATTGATAAAGCACAAGGCAACCTAGAGGACTCTGTACTAGAAACTATATCGGGGATACTGGGTGTACCTGTGCCACCTAAGGATACAACTACAGAAGATGATAGCGTCACTATTGAAGATGCACCTGATGCTGACGTTGTGTTGGATAAGCCTGTTGAGATTACTGAAGAAGGTCTTATGTCTCCTAAGACAGTAGCGGAAGAAGATCCACGAGGGCGTGTAAGACCAAAGGCTAGACCAGAGGTGGAAATAAAGGATAATAAAGGTTTTAATTTTAAAGATACAAGTATAAAATTAGTTTCTGATTTAATGAAAGACTTTGATCTTACTAAGACACAGGCTGCTGCCCTTGTAGGTAATTTAGCTTGGGAGTCGGATAACTACCGAGGTATGCAAGAGTATGAGCCTGCGGTAAAAGGTAGTAGAGGGGGTTATGGGTTTGCTCAATGGACAGGCGCAAGAAGAAGAATGTTTGAGGCGTGGTCTAAAGAAAACGAGTTAGACCCAAACAGCTATGAAGCCAACTATGGGTTTTTAAAATTTGAGCTATCTAGTGCTAATAATGAAATAGGAAACATGGGTGTAAACACTATAAAAAAGTTAAAAGAGACTAAAGATTTAGATGCCGCAACAAGCATAGTTATGAACGAATATTTAAGACCAGGGATTCCACACGAAGAAAAACGTAGGAAACGTTCCTCGCAGATTTTGGATTTAATTTAACTAATGTTTGGCTTACCCTTAGAACTCATAACGATGCTCTTCTCTACGGTGCTAGGTGGAGTCATGTCTGTCATTGGGCAGAACCAGAAGAACAAGATAGAGCAACAGAAGATGATGCTCCAGACTGCAAGCTTCAGGGCAGACCAAGTTAACGAAGCTAGGAATGCTGGCAAGACTGACAAGCACTTCGCATGGACACGTAGACTTATAGCATTATCTGCAGTATTTAGCATTATTGTCTTGCCAAAGCTAGTAGCAGTGTGGTATCCTGAGGTTGGCGTTATCGTAGGTTACACTGAAGCTACAGGTGGTTTCTGGAACTGGCTATTTGGTCCAGCAGAAACAGTGCAGTGGCGTACAGCGCAGGGCTTTGTAATCACACCATTAGATACGCACATAGTATCAGCAATCATAGGTCTGTACTTCGGTGCAGGTTTCACTAAGTAGGATAAACACAATGGCAATATCTATTCTTGCAGCACCTATTGCAGGTCAGTCTCTAACGACACAACCTAAGAATAACCCGTGGGAGAACCCGCCACAGTTAGATACAGTAGAAGAGACATTGATGTTTTACACTAAGCATCTATCTAAGCCTGACGTAGTAGATGATCTGATGGTTATGCTTGAGGTAGGCTTCCCTGTTAAACCCTTAGCTAGAACTATTAGAACTACAGGCGTTATGAAGGGTACGCATACATTAGATGTAGGGCTTCTAGTTGAACCTGCCTTAGTTAAATTCATTACAGCTACAGCAGACTCACTAGGTGTACCCTATGAGATGGGTGGTCCTAACACAGATGAACAGAAAGCACAGCGAGAGAAAGATAAGATCTCTATGTTGCTTACCGCTGCGCTGTCTCGTGCAGATAGGACTGCTGAAGAGGATGAGGGTGTAGCTCTGATGCAAGAGATCTCAGATAACTTAGATGTACTAGACGAAGAACAGGAAGAGATGGCTGCAGAGCCTGAGATGGAAGCTGCACCTGAAATGGAAGAGCAACCTGCTGCACCTGAGGGTGCTGGCTTAATGGCAAGAGGACAGTAACATGGGTTTGTTTGATAATTTGTTTGACGGATTTAACCCACAGGCTTTTGCTGCAGGTGCGCTGGGCGAAGTAGAAGAGGGTATGACTCGCCGTGAGGAAGAGGCACGTAAGTACGAAGAAGAGCAGCGAGAGTTAGCTAAACAGAGTCGTGCTGAGATACAGCGCCGTAGAAGCGTAGTAGGTTCTCTTGTTAGCGAGGCCCGTAGACTAGAATCACTGGGCGTTACTAAAGCACAGATACAGGCTGCACACTCCTCTGGACCTAATGGTTTAATGGAGCTATCTAAACAAGTACAGGCTGAAGTAAAACGGCGTGGTGGTAAGGCTCGCCTTAGTGAGTATGACATCTCAGCTATGATAGATGGCTCAGCTATTGATCCTAAGTTTGCAGAGATGGACTACGAAGAGTTTATCTCACGTAGTGCTGGCCTGTTAGACACCACAGTAGGTGATCTAAAAGCACCAGAGAGAAGTCTAGCACAGAGATTTCTTGGTTCGGGTGCTAAGGATGTAGTACGTGCTAAGCTTGATGCAGAGAAGACAGTGGGTGGTATGTCTGTCTACGACATCAATGAGTTAGCTAGAAGTCAAGCCTACCAGAGTGCTATTCCAGGTGCATACGCTACGTTCACACCGAGTGAGTTCTACGATCAAGAGGCTGCACTTAAGAGTTGGTCACTTGCACAGAGACGTATTGACACAGCCCTAAAGTCAGATCCGATACATTTAGGTTTGGTCGGAGATAACAAAATGGAAGAAGCACTAGAATATAGACGTAAGAAGTATGCTGCTTTTGCACAGGCCCAGTTTAACAAGTACGGTAAAGACGCTATTAATGATCCTGTAGTAAACTGGAAAGACATCTTAGGCGAAGAGATGTACACTGAACTAGCTATAGCTAATGAAGCAGATGAGGATATTATCTCTGCAATAGATGCAGGTGCTTCTGAAATAATAGGTAATAGCACTACTAGATCTTTTGCTGGTGGTAGCTATACACTATCAACAGGGTTAGGTGATACTGTAGCAAGGATTAAGCTAGTAGGTGAGAAGGGTGAGAAAACTATAGATGACCCACAGCAGATCTCTGAGTTCTTAGATACCCTAGTTGCTAGAGGTGAGATGACACAACAGGCTGCTAATAAGTTGAAACCTATAACTGTAGAAGGCTTAGGTATGGCGGGTGAGCTAGACATCAGCGCTATAACAGAGGCTGCACTGGGTGCTGCAGAGGAAGAAGAAGAGATGGCTGCAGAGGCTGAGATGGAGGTTGGACCTGCTATAACAGAAGCGCCTGATGTAGAAAGTATATCTGCACCTACCGCTGAAGAGTTTAAAGTAAATGGTGTTACCTTTGAAGAGTGGCAAGGTATGTCACGTAAAGAGCGTAAAGATGCTGGCCTACCTGAGGGAGAAGTAGCTGGACAAATAAAGTTCAAGCGCTTCCAGAAAGGCTTAGGCGTTAACATAGCCAGTGACCAGTCTGCTGCATCCTTTGAAGATATGGGTAAAGCACAGATGGGTATTAGTGGCATAGATGTAGACACTGTTGTAACCATTGGTGGTGAAGAGTACAAGGTACAGGAAGCATTAGGTGATAAGTACTTTGAGAAAGTAGATGGTGGTATACCTGAAGCTAAGTCTAAAGAGATAACGGATCAGGCAACCAAGACTTTCTTAGAAACACTGAAGAACATAGAGTACTCTACTAACCCAGACAGAGATGTTGATGCAGCCTTTGCTCAGTTTATCTTTGACAATGACTTACCTGATGAAACTATAAAGTATATTGAAGATAGACTAGATCAAGTAAAAGCAGCATTAGCGGATAAATAATATGGCTCAGACTTTAGAAGATATCTTTAAAGAAGTATACGGTACAGATAAACTACCTGCGCTTGACTCTGAGTTAGAGAGTAGCGCTGATGAAGTAGATCCTCGTGAACTAGAACCAACAAGCGTACAGTCTCTGTTCGATCTTATGGAAGGCAAGGACATAGAGAAAGAGGCTGTGACTGCATACGAAGGTAATGTAGATCCTGGTGAGAAGCTAAAGCAAGCAGACCTATTACAGCCACAGAACCTTAACACCATTCGTGAGTACATGATAGCTAAGAAGGGTGTAGACTACGAAGACATGGATGCAGACAATGTAGTTGATGACTTTGTAGAGGACATGCGCTGGTTTAATACAAACACTATCTCTACTGCTGGCGAAGTAGTCTTTATGAATAGGGCCAACGAGCGCCAGAAGCAGGTCGCTGGTGAGGCTTACAAGCTTTACGATAGGCTGGGTAGCTTCTGGACTAATGATGGCCTGTACGGTAAGGCAGAGGGCATCTACGACTACGTTACTGCTGCTGCTGCAGACCCGTCTAACTACATTGGTTTGATTACTGGTGGCTTAGCTAAGGCTGGTACTGTCACTATCGCACAGGGTGGTAAGCTTGCCATCAAGAAGGCTGCAGAGGAAGCTGCACAGAGAGCCGCTAAGAGTGGGGCTACTAAGCAAGCTGCACAGAAGGCAGGTACTGAAGCCGCTGAAGCTACAGCTAAGAAGCTTGAGAAGATGGAAGTCAGTAACGCTGCAGCTAAGAAAGCTAAAGAAGTTGCAGTAGAGAACGCTAAGAAGTTAGTCGTAGCTAAACAGCAACAGGCTGCAGCTAAACTGGTTACTGCAGAGGCAGCTAAGAAGGGTAATCGTAATGCTCTGATAGCTACCGCTGTTACGGATGGAGCTATAGCTTACTTTCAAGACGGTGCTATTCAAGACATATACATTGAAGCTAACTACCAAGACAAGTTCAACCGTATGCAGTCCCTGATGACTACAGCTATGGGTGGCTTGGTTGGTCCTGCAGCACAGTTTGGTTTTGGTAAACTAAAAGGTAAGTCAGGCTTTGAGGCGGGTGTAGAAACGCTGGACATAGCTAAACGTACTGGTCCTCTGGAAGACTTACTGCCTAGACTAAGTAAGAAGAACCAAGAGAGAGCTAAGAAAGCTGTACGTCAGGCATATGATTCGTGGAATAAAAAGGTAGCTCGTGGTGAGGCTAAGATCTCTGACAAGATTATGCCTGAGACTGTGTTCGCTGAGATCATTAATGGTGTTGACGGTAAGGGTGGCTTGACTCAGATAGCCATTGATGCTGGCATTAAGGTACGGAAGAAAGGCTCTACTGTATCTGACATCTTAACTAACATGGTTAAGTTCATGCCAGAAGAGGACTTCATTGAGATCTCTAAGATGATTGAAGAGTCAACTATGGTTCCTCTTGGTGAGCACATAAACAATCCACTAGAACTGGGTGACATCCTAGCTAAGTCTATCAACGGGCTAGGCTCTTCGATGTCTGTACTAGCTCACTCTAGAAACAGAATTAACAAAGCTACAGTAGCTGGCAATGACATACTCAATGCAGCAGTAGATGAGATTGACGCTAAGAAAGCAGAAGAAGTTACCATGCAGCGTTTAGGTTATGCACAGAATGTATGGAAGCGTTTGCTTGTATCGTCACCAGCTACAACTGCAGCTAACGTTGCTGGCTTTGGATCGTTTGCACTAGGACAGGCAGCGTCTGACTTGATGAGCTTTGGTATGGTAGGGGCTAAGGCTGTACTAACTAATAACGCAGACCTGTACAGACAAGCTAAGGTGTATAAGCGTATTCAGGGTCAGAAGATGAAGAACTTTGTAGACCCATTAACTACATATGATGCGTATATGAAACTACTAGATGCTAAGCCTGACGTACAGAAGGTTCTATTTGAAACAGTAGGCGCTGGGGTTGAGCGTACAGCAGACCGCTTTGGCATTAACCCTAAGAGTAAGTTAGTCTTTGGTAAGTATGGTGTAGAGAAAGTTGTTGGTGCAGCTAACGATCTAACAGGTGTACGAATCCAAGATAGCTTTACTAAGTCACAGATGTTTATGTCTGAGCTAGATAAGTACCTAGACTTGAAGCACAAGAAGACACTAGCTCAAGTGCTGGAAGAGGGTAGCTTAGAACTTATTGATGAAGAGGTCACAGGTCTAGCGCTAGATACAACTATGAAGTCTGTGTTCGCTAAGGACTACACTACTAAGGATCAAGCCAGAGGTGTACGTGACATGGCTAAGTTAGTAGAGACATTCTCTGCTATTCCCGGCTTAGGTACAATACTTCCGTTTGGCAGATTTATGAACAACGTTGTTGCGTCAGCCTATCAGTGGGGTCCATTAGCATTTGCTGGTCCTGCTAGTAACATCTTCCGTAAGCAGAAAAGCTTAGGTAAGACTATGAAAGATAGAGAAGCATTTGGACGTGCTGCAGTAGGTACATCTGCACTGCTGTACGCTACACAAATATCTGAGTCACAGGAAGAGCAGGGCTTAGGTACATATCAGCTTAGGAATGGTAGTACTATTGTTGACGTAGAGAATGTTTACCCTCTGTCGTACTTACTGGCTGCAGGTAAAGTACTTAGGTCTTCACTGAAGGGTGAACCTATTACACCTGAGATGCGAGAAGATCTAGGTAAGCAGTTAGCTGTAGGTCAGGTGGCTAAGGATGCACAGTTTGGTACAGACTTAGGTGCTACACTAGACTACTTCATGCCTATCGGTGGTGCTGAAATGGGCGGTGAAAGAACTAACATGTTCAGAGATCTGTACAACAGCTTCACTGATCCTGGAAAAGAATACGTTGATGGAGAGCAACCCGGTGTATTCAAACGTGCATATGAAATGGGTGAGGGTACAGCAGAAGCTGTAGGTAAACCTCTAGGTAACATTGTAGCTGGTGTGTTTAGACCGCTAGACCCTATCAATAAGCTGACTGGGTTTATGTTTGATGTTGATACTATCAAAGACCCACGTCAAGCTAGAGGCTACGCTAAGTTTAACCAGTCAGCTACACGTTACTTCGATAACATACTTGAGGCTATTGGTGGTGAGACAGAGAACATCACAGGTGAGAGCCTACGTGTGGCGTCACGAGAGGGTGAGATCTACGATCCTAATCCGTTAGCTAGAATATTTGGCTTGAAGATTGTACCGGGCAGAACAGCTACAGAGAAGATGTACTCACTGTCTGGCATTAAGTCGTGGACTAAAGACCAGCGCTCTAACATACCAGCATACGATAGGATCTTCAATGAGACTATGGCTCCTATTCTAGAGCGCCGTATGGGGCTACTGCTTAACAATCCAAAGTTTAAGAAGCTTAACATCACAGACAAGCGTAGTCGTATCAATAAAGAAGTACAAACTATTCGCTCAATGGTTCGTGATACTGTAGAGATTACATCAACAGGTCAGGACTACCTGCAGGTGCTACGTAAGAAAGCACTGAGTAATGGTACGTCTGAGCAACGAGCACAAGCTATGCGTCAGATGCGTGAGGATGGCATCAAAGCTAACATAAAAGATTTTAACTGGGATGAGCTAAGGATCTTCAACGCTAAGATAGACCTACAGAAACTCAGGGCACAACCCTACTCAGCCATAGAGTAAAAGAAGAGGGAGCAACTAAGCTCCCTTTTTTTATTTCAATCCATATTGTTCTGCAGCAAACCTAGCTATCAGTGTTACATCGTCTAGCCTTTCCTTTGCTCTATCCTTATGGCGAGACTCATACAAGTTAGCGTCTATGTGTTTATGCGCTGGTATAAGTAGCGTGACTAATTGATCGTAGAACTTTTCTTGTTTAGCTTTTGTGAGCCTTAAGGCTTCTTGTTCCAAGCTGTTATTCATAAGTTTTCCTTCATAAAGACTTTGACCCACTCAGCACAGATGTCACTACGTATAATGTCATCCACACCAAACTCAATGATAGGCACGGGCAGCATGTACTTCTTAGCTAGATGTATCACTTTAGATAAACCGTCTGCTTCTTTTAAGTCTGACTGCTGTACGTCACCATTGAGAACTATTGTACTGTTTTCACCTACTCTTGTCAACAGCATCTTTAACTCATGGGTTGTAATGTTCTGTGTCTCATCAACTATAATAAAGCTATCATCAAAGCTACGCCCACGCATCAACGCTAGTGGGGCCATCTCTATGTTACCATTCTTTATAGCTGTGTCTACACTGCCCTTACCTAAGTGTTTCTCTAACACGTCAAGCACAGGCAAAGCCCACGGGTAAGTCTTCTCTTCTAAGCTACCGGGTAGATAGCCTAAGTCTTTACCTACAGCTACATGTGGTCTAGTGATAACTATCTTGTCGATCTTCTTTAAGATGTACAAGTCAGCAGCGTAGGTAGCTGTAACGTATGTCTTACCTGTACCCGCTGGACCTAGCACAAAGACTTGTGAGTGTTCCTTCAGGGCATCTAGGAACAACTTCTGTGTGTTTGTTCTAGGTACTAGCCCTGAAGTATTCTTTTGTTCGGCGTTCTTATAGTTTGTCTTTCGACGGGTGCGCCGTTGCTTAACTGGTATTACATTATCCATAATGTTTCTTTAAGTACTCCACTGCATTGTTTAACCCTTCAACTGTGTCACCTAAATGTCCTATCCCTACGTTACATCCATTACAGATCCACCCTCTAAACTTTAAAGTCTTGTGACAGTGATCTAATATTAGAGCATCTTCCGCACCACAACAGTCACATCTATCTGGCATAGGAGAAGCCACAGCTTTTAACGTATCTCTGGTTTGTCTCTGTGTCTCCTTGCAACCCTTACAGACTTTAGAGTATGATGGTATGTTATCTTTTTTATAACACTGTATGTGAAAGCCTACTATAGGTTTAACTTCTTTGCAGACTTTACATTGTTTAGTTTCTTCTGTATCATCATAAGGTAGGGATGAGAACATTTGTAATTGCATTATGCACTTTCTGGTACTTGGAAACAGTATGTGTTAGCTGATGATTCTGGAGTAGGTCTAGTACTCATAAGACGCTCTTCCATTTCGGTAGCTAGTTGATTACAGGACTTAACATCCATAAACAAACCATCAAAAGATTGAACCTTAATCTTACCTTCAAACATCATTATGAGTACTAGAACATACATCTTAGAACCAGCCTCTTACTTGATCAACCAGCGCTGGGCCATGCTCAGATGCAAGGCTGATAACCTCACCAATGGCTACCATACCAATAGTTGCTACTGCCATAAATTCAATACCTGTCATGTTATTCTCCTTTCAAGAGAGTTTTAAGTTGAGTATAACCACCTATGTGATTACCTTCCTGATCCCATATCTGGGGTACAGTCTTTATACCAGACTTTTTAAATAAGTCAAGTACCCACTTTGAGTCGTTGAGAGAATAGTACTGTACTTCAATACGATTATCTCTCAGTAGACCCATAGCATTAGAGCAGTGAGGGCAGTCAACCCGCCCCACTAATGTGTATATACTCATGTTAGATCCACTATCTCACAAGTGTCACCCGTACACGCCATAGTCTGACTACCTGCAGTATTGTCTTCATCTTCATACTGCGTAAGCTCTGACCAGTCAATGTTGTTAGGCATCTCTTGTAACAGATCTATGTACTCTTCTTTCGTACAATCCTGGTATGGTGCTTGCTGATATGTATGATCTGAGTGTGGCAAGAAAGACACACCTGACATCTCATCAAAGTGTTCATGCACAAAGGCACCTACATGCAGCCACTCATGGTCACGCACTGAGATCGTCACGCTAGGCTTATGCTCACACCATGAACGTTGGTACGTTAGCCATGTCTGTAGCTGCTCAATGGCTGTCATGTCGTTACGTGTAACAGCTTTATCAGGAGACTTAACTGGGAAGCTAAACACTGTAGTAGTGTCACCCTTCATAACGCATGGCTCATTAGGTACACCCTTGTCTTTCATGAACTGCGTTAGCGGATCTTTATTATCACCACGCACAGTACGGATATAATAGGGACTGTGGCGAGCATGTATGCCAGAGGCACTATCCACCAGTTGCGAGACTGTGCCCGATGGTTTGACACATGTAATCGCAGCAGATACAGGTATATTAAGACGGTCAGCCCATTCAGTATTAGTAGATACAGCGATCCCACGAAGATATTCAAGAGTCTTCTCCAAGCCTTTATTCTTATGAGTCATCAGAGGATTGTCCATTATTCCCGTAAGTGACACACCAAGCAAGCGCTCCTCTTCTGTGTTGTTCGTCCACACCTTACGCAGGTAGGGGAACTTTGTGTATGAGGACTGAATGGTTCCCAGAATCGTAGCCAGTTTAACTTTTCTAGCAAGGTCTTCCACAGTATCCGTAGCACGTACAACTACCTCTGTTAAATTACAAAACTGATATGGGCGCAGGATGATTTCGCTGCAGGGGTTAGTACCAAAGTCGTAGTTACTATCCCTTCGGTTATACTTCTCAGCTTGCTTCTTGCTTGCTTGCCGATTGAATACACCACGCTCACCTGACTTGCTCTCTACCAGTGACTGCCACTCACGCATGAACGTTTCCATGTCTGGCTTCTCAGTGTAACACACAGAGTTATTAGCTAATGCTCTCCACGCTGCAGTCTCCCACCACTGACCTGACTTAGCGTGACGCATACGGTCATCACTGAGGTTAGACAGAGAGATCATAGCACTACGGCGTACACCACCTACTACTACGATCTGACCAATGAAGCACATCAAGTCATGGCACTCTACGCTGCTTAACTTTCTTCCTTGTGCATTCTTGAAAGTTGTGATAGCAAAGTTAAACAGTTCTACTAGAGGCGCTGGGCCACTAGCTCTACCACCAAACGTCTTAAGCCTAGCACCTGCAGGACGTACACGAGACACATCCCACTTAGGGATCTCACCAGCCCAGAGGAGTGCAAGAACTTGACGGAACGCCTTAGCCCAACCTTCCTTACTGTCTTTGACAACGACAACGGTATCACTGTCGAACAACTCAGGTACTTCAGGGAGCTTACTAACGTACTGCCTCTCGACGCTGAACCCGACACCAGTACCACACAAGAGGATGTACATAGCCTCATCGAAGGACTTAGGGTCATCTACGGGTAGGTAGCTACAGTTATACCCAGCAGTGTTATCTCTGTCAAGCGCTGGGCCAGCAGTCATTAGTGCTCGCATAGAGGGCATGACTTCTAGATTCAAGATGGCGTTGTGTATTTCATCTGTCGTAGCTTGATCTACTTTGTTGTCTACTAAGTTAAGTATGTAGCGCCCTACGGTATCGCCCCAGTTCTCACGCCCTTCACCATCATAGTACTTGGCGTATCGTGATAGAGCAATGAAGCTCTGATAGTCTGTCGGTAAGTAGTTGCTCATTATCTGTTGTCTCCTGATCCCTTAAGTTTACCACGCTGTTCTCTGTCATTCAGCTTAGCCATATTCATTTCCATAGTCTTACGTAAGTTACCACCAAAGATGTTAGACAGTGCGGTAACGTAGAACAATACATCACCTAACTCTTTGAGTACTTCTTCATCAGAGAACTTAGAGCTATCACGAAATAGTTTCTTGATCTTCTCTGCTACTTCACCTGCCTCACCTGTTAAGCCTAGCGTGTTCTCTACTAAACGATCACGGCCTTTAGTGAATACCTTATCCTCTACAAACTGACTATAGAAACGTATTGGATCTGTGTCATAGTCAGAACTATTTTGAAACATCTCAAAGTATCCGAATGCTTCTAGGTCTGTCTCATTAATCATGGGCGTTCCTTTACATATAAGTTTTCTACTTCGACATCATCAGTATCATAAAACGTATCAACTATCAAGTCGTATACATCTTCACTGTGTGACCTGTCATCTGACGATAGTATGTTATTGTTCTTATCTACCGCCATCACAAATGTAACACTGAATCTTTTATCCTTCATTTGTGTGTCTCCAACCAACGCTTACGTAGTCTGTTCAAGTACCAGATAGCTTTATCAATATCTTCTAGTCCGTTCTTGTACTCACAGCGCCACATATACTTCAACACGTTAGCTGCTTGCGGTGCTAAAGCTCCCGACATATTCTCTGTCATAGCTTCTATTGCATCTATACATTCAATACCTGCTTGGTTGTAATGTACAGGCTTATTTACTGGATCATGTCCTGTCATTGGTGGTTCTTCTTTAATCATGCGTTACCCTGTGTCTTAGTGAATGCAGTAAGGCGTAGTACCTTACCGCCTGTACCTTCTACTTCCTCGTATATATCAGATTCCTCTTGCATGTCAAGGTCTATTAGTCTATTTCTTTCAGCCTCTACTGTATCGTATACATAATCATCCCACTGTGACACCTCTAAGAAAGCTCCTAGCAGAGTAACTAAGTTAATCATCTGTGCTAGATCTGTTTTGTTAAGAGTATTGTCTGGGTGTAGTGCTATACCTGTAGATAGTTCGCCTGTCCAGTCACCATTCTTGTCATAGTCTAGGGGTTTAAGTATGAACGCTACCTCGTTACCTTCAATCTTGTATGACATTTAAGTTTTCCTTTTATGCTTGAGGGGAATACGATCTGACTTGATCGGCTTACCTTTTTCTTTTAGCCATGCTTCAGGTATAACTCTATGTGCCCACATGAAATCATTCTTATCACACCAATCAAAGTAGCGAGACTTAGCTCCCTTGTATAGCTTAGCTTTGGCGTTACTGAAAACAAATCGTATGTCTAACTCAGGGTGCTGCTTCCGTACCTCTAAGTGCTTACGTCTGTCATCACTATCAAAGATTCCTTTGGTTTCTATTATGATACCGTTATCTAAAACGAAGTCAGGTGTGTACGTCCGATAGCGTAGGTCTTCCCATTCTATCTTCAGTAACTCATACCTGACTTCTTTCTGCTCAGACTTTAGGTACGCAGCAACCTCTTTCTCTAGGCCACTGCGATACCTTCTAGAGTTATGCTTACGCTTCTTCAGTGGCGGCATCAGGCGCTTCAATACCTAGTGACTGCCGTAGCTCTGCTGTCTTCATCTGTCCTACAGCCTGAACACAACCCATCTGGTGACTGAGTTGATTTAGTATGACAGTGTTCTGCTGCAGTAGAGTAACGATCTCTCGCTGCTCATCTGTTAGCTTCTCAAGTTCATACTCTTTATCGTCAATAGTAACTGCGGTCATCTATTAATACTCCTTATTTAGTGACACATACTCTACAGTAGGTGGCGTCTTACCACCCTTGTATACTTTAGATGGCAAGGCTTGCAATCCTGGCCAGCATTTCTTTTTGTGTGAACAGAAACTACACTGCTTAGTTAGCTTCATGTTACCACTAGGCTTACCCCGATACGTTTCAGGTTCAGCAGAGAAGCAACGCTCAAACGGTTCATCATTAGCGATGTAGTTATGGGTCTGCTGAATGTCATCCAGTACAGCATCTTTGTCCACAGAGGCAGCAGGTACGTACTTGAACTCACCATTACCCTTGTTGACTACCCACCATCCACCAACGTTCTTACCTGCAGCGTGTGCGTATCCTATAAGCTGTGAGACATACCCAAAGCTATCACCTGCTGCCAGTGTTTCTACATCAATGAACTTGTTAGTGTAAGACCACGGCGATGCACTCTTAACATCATCCACTGCCCCGTCCAACACCATGTCGTACTCACCGCTTACTTCAGCGCCACCCTCTAGTTTAAGGGTAACTCTATCGTTGTCTTCAAACGTAACATCAGAAGCCCGTAGTAGTCCTTTGAAGATAGCCTCAACCAAATCCCCTATGAGCATGTTGATCATAAAGGATGTTGGCTTAAGGATGTCTGTCTCAGGATCATTCTTCTCGAACCAAAGCTGGCACTTAGGACGCCCTACGTTGGACATCCTAAGCTTGAACTTATCTCGTGGGCCACTGTTGAACTGCTTGTCTAGGGCTGCATGTATATCTTTACACACACCTTCGATGATCTCTTGCGACATAGATGCGTTACCATCTATAGCCTTACGCAAGAAAGAATGTACTGACAGTTCAGCAGGATGTTCCATTATTCAAAGTCCTGCACTTCAACGATACTACCTACGATAGCTGCGTCTTCTGGTGAGATGTTAGCTACGTTACGTTCATCCCACTTGCTGAGTATCCATGAGTTTGTACGCTCAATGTATGCAATGAAGTCTCGTAACGTTTCGTTGTCACCATCAGTGAAACCTACACGCTCACCTAGTGATGCAGATACTTCAGCAAACATGTTACCGTTAGGCATGGTCTGTTGATTAGCGCCTAACAAAATGGTGTGCTCAATAGGTGTGATACCTTTACCCATCAGTGCACCTGTTGCTGCATTCATAGACTTCAGACTTGTAGGGTTCTTAACGTCAAAGATAAATGGTACTTCACCACTGAACTCTACACTGTCACCATCCTCGTTAGTAGCATTAGCAGCACCAGCCATACCCATGAATACTTTGGTACGCTTAACGCTACGCATTACATTCTTAGTAGTCTCAGGTAATGCATCCCAGTCCTGCACGTAACCAGTAGGACGCCCTAAGTTAAACCCACCTAGTGTATCCTTCAAGTCGTTGTTAAGGTTCTGCGCTAAGACAGTCTTCTGTGTGGTGTTAGCTTCGCTATCCCACTTAGTCCACTGCTGACGCTCAGCAAACAAACGCATACTAAGTGATTCAGTGTACACTTCCTCGTCACCTTTACGCAGTTTAAACATAGGTGTGTTGACGATCTTCTTACCATCAATACCTTGCTTAACTACAGCAGTCACACGCCATAGTGTTGACTGTGCCTGTGTTGTTGTAGCGGTGAACCCCATAGCATCTGCTAAGTTCATACCGTCTACTGATAGTGCTACTTCTGTGCTCATTATATATCCTTTCTGAGCTAAGTTAAAGAGACTAAGTTATACTATATAACGTCCTTTGTGTCAAGCCAATTCGGGCCAATCTTTGCCTCTAATAGTAAAGGCACGTTCATCTGTATGTCATACGCTTCTTCGATAAGTTTGTCAAGATCTTTATTTAATGTATCTATAGTTGCAAGTACATATTCCTTCTCGTTAGGGTGAACATCTACTACCATTGAGTCATGCACACTGTTGACTACACATGACTGTAGCTTCTCTAGTCTAGCCTCTAGCTCAATTAGTACAAGAGGCACAACATCACCAGTAGCAAACCCCTGCACTGGGTAGTTCTTTATCATAGTGAAGTGCGTAGGAGAACCATTCTCTCTACGTGATACATCAGGGAAAGCATACTGCCTACCACTGACGTTAGTGATCTTGTGTAACCGTATAGCCTCATCACCCAGCTTCTTGTGCCACGCAGCTACACCCTGATACTTCTCGTTGAAGTGCTCGTAGTATGCAGCCTCTGCCTTAGATCTACCATACCCAGTAGCACCAAAGAGAGGAGCGAAGGTGTGTGCCTTAGCATCCTGCCTACCCGTAGGTTGACCTGCATCAGTAATAACCTGTGCAGTGTATGCGTGTACGTCGAAGCCTGTGTTGATCTCTTCCATAGCTACCTTGTCTTGTGCTAAGAACGCTGCGGTTCTGAACTCAAGCTGGGCAAAGTCAGCTTCCATAATGTAGCCACCCTTCCAGCGTGACACGAATACTTTCTTAACTGGGAAGGTGTTACCTCGTGGCATGTTCTGCATGTTAGGGTTACGCCCACTGAACCTGCCTGTTGCAGTTATGTGTTGGGTAAGACCGACATGAAGGTATCCATCAGGCTTAGTATAAGTATGTATGCCATCAACGAAGCTAGAAAGATAAGAACTGACAGCGCTAAGACGCTTAAGATCCGCAAGAAATAGTGCAGCACTTTCCATACGATTGTTTTTAGCTGTTGCAATAAGTGCATCTAAGTTGTCCTTTCCTGTGCTGAAACCGTTAGCACTGACCCACTTCTTGCTAGGTGCAGAGAACCCTAAGCCAGCCATCTCGTTTGTTTCTTTTAGTTGATACCCTCTAGCGTCACAGTCCTTACACTTGTTAGGTCTAGCGTACTTAGTTCCATCCTTCTTTAGTTTGTATGTCTTGCCTTCTCCTTCACATGTAGGGCAGGTAAAAGCTTTTGTTTTCAGTATCTTAGTAGAGTTAGCTTGCACTGCATCCTTGAACTCTTGTGTAGTCTTAACGTAGTCAAACAGGTCAGCCCATTCTTTCTTGTCGTTAACCTTACGGCTAAACAAAACCTGCGAGGCTTGCTCTGGGCTATTTATGTTGATAGGTGTATCACCCATTAGGTTACGGATCTGTTTGTGTAGCCTGTCTTCTATGTCTGCCTTCTCTTGCTCAAACTCTACTCTAACTTGTTCGAGGGCGGGTTGATCCACCCTGATACCTGACATGTACATTCTTGTGAGAGTGGTACAGGTTTTGAAGGTAATGTCTCTGATGTTATGGAGGGAGGCGCTTGCAGGATCGGCATATCTTTCTTCTTGCTTGAGGTACAGCCCACGAGTTGCGCCGAGATCAGACCTAAGATAAAAGCTAAGCTCATTGAGAGGTATTTCATTTGTGTTGTACCCTTCTTTAAAGTATTTCTTTAGTGTGTCATCCTTCTGTACTTCCAATTCATAGCGCTGGGCACATGCCTCTAGGCTCAGCGGTTCCTTAACACTGCGTAGTAGTATGTACTCTGCCAGCATAGTGTCGTAGATCTTACCGTCATACTTAAAGCCACACTCCCACAACCACATCAGGTCATGTTGTGCATTGTGCATGATCAGTAAGGTAGTCATGTCTAACACCTTCTGTATCTCTCTACGCCCAGCGCCTGTAGTATCCTTCTGTTCGACGTGATCTAGTGTGACTATGCACACGCTATCCTCTGCGTCAACAGCTTGCATACCTACCTGTACCAGTATGTTGCCTGGTTCAAACGGATCTAGATGCATCTTACCATCACGCTTGTTGGTAGTGTTCTCTACATCCAATACTATTTTCATATTCTATGTCTCCTTACTAAGCTGTGTACTGACTACGTTCACCGTCTAACTCACAGTGTACTACGCCATGCCAGCCACCCTTAAGCTTATTCTTTGCGATGTTCAAGTGCCTCTGTGTATCTTGTTCCTCTGCTCCTTCTACCTGTGGGTTCTTAGAGATCAGTACCATCAGGTCTGCCTCTGCTGCCTTACCTGTCTTACTACCTTCCATCATTGATTGATCTACGTACACCTTACCTTCCGCTACTGCACTCAACTGTGACATCCATATGATAGCACAGCCATACTGCTTAGCTATGTTACGTGCATGGATGGCTGCTTCCTTCAAGTACACGTCAGACTTATCGCTTGTCTTGCTAGAGAACTTATCACCCATGTCAAGCACTACGATGTCAGGCTGGTATGCCTTGATGATAGCCTCAACCCACGTCATGTCTTTACCTGTCGAGTCATACAGTTTAATGTTCTCACGCACAGGCTCATAGCGTGACGCAGCGAGGGCGTAGTTACCCTTGACTTCTTCCATTGACATTGACGTAGCTGCACTGAGGTAACGTGCTCCTACACGCTCGTATGCTTCCTCGTTACACAGTACAATACACTTAGCACCCTGAGTAGCAAAGCCATCTGGCCCACCAATCAGTGAGGCATGGAAGGATGTCTTACCTGTGTTAGGTCTAGCACCTACGATAACTAAGTGACCACCACTGATGCCCTCTACCTTACGTGTCAGTGAAGGGATGTTGAACTTCCACTTAGACTGTATGTCATTAGCTTGCAGTAAGTTATCAATAGAGATGTCACCCCAGTCGATCTTGAGGTTAGGCATGAAGTCATCCTGATAGTCAGACAGTAGCTTACGCATAGGCTCCAAGCTAGTCTCAGTACCGTTCACATAGTCGAACCCTAAGTTAGCTATCTCTTCGCCTACTACCTGCTGGAACAACTTGCCTAACACTTCTTCAGCTATACCCTCAGACATAGCATCCTGCTTGCTGATGTTGCGGAAGATCTGTTTGTATACATCCTTGTTAGCTGTGGTCATGGTAGAGTTGTGCGTAAAGAACAACCCCTCTAGTTCTGGTAGTGTAAGATCCTTATCGTATGTCTCCATAGCATAATCTAAAGTGTTCTTAATCTTACGAACATCTTTAGTGAACAGCTTGTCTGGTGTACGGATACCTTTATTGTTATCATAAAAGTCCTTACTCATCAGTGTTCTAAGTAGTGCTAGTTCCATTCTGTCTCTCTTTCTTCTTTGACTCTAGGTAGAACGCACCCTCTGGACTATTCCACGCAGCCATCAAGTCCATCCACTGCTGTATAGACATGTAGATAACTTGATGCTCAGCCAGCTTATCGTCATACTGCCTGATGAATACTACGTTGTCATCTGTACCAATGATTAACTCTACATCTTCAAACATATCTTGTTGATCTAGTGATGTTATCACTGATGCGTCTGGCTCATACTCAACCGTATACATCCCTGTTCATCCTTTCACGTTCTGCTGCACGTTTGCGTTCCTCTTCATCGAACTCTCGTATGAGATTGTTATCATATATAAACCTCTTAAGTCTAGCTATCTCTTTCTCTTGCTGTTTAATCTGCCAGCGCATGTCTTCTATTGTTCCAGCCATACTCATGTCATTCTTCCTCTAAGCAAAAGCCACACATATCATTCATTGCAGGGCCACCACAACTTACACAGGTTCGCCACTTCTCATTTTCTAAACCTCTCTTTACTAGAGTTACAAAGCCAACGTTAAAGATAGCTGCGAATATCTCAGGCGCACACTCTACTTGTAGTGTAGCACTACCATCACGGTGCTCTTCTACATCTGTTACTTTAATGTCATTCATCACTTACTCCTATACATGGTAACAAGATCGACAGCTTACAATACTTTGGGTAATCATCATACGTCATAGCTATCAACACAGGTGGCGCAGCTATAAGTAAAGCCACAATAGCAGACGCCTTGATTGCGCCATTGATATTACCTCTCATCAGTACTCATCCCTTAATGCTACCCATGACACAGGGAATAGATCTTCCATTTTAAGGCTAATAGCCCACGCTACCTCTTGTGTCTCTGCTTGTGTGTCAGACGCACAGCGTAGCTTACACATGTCAGCAAAGGCATCCAAGCTACCTGACCAGTACCACTCAGTCATGGTGCTTTGAGGCAACACCATACGTGCTTGCTCTGGGCATACACCTGCCGCCAACATATCATTGTATAATTTAAGCTGTTCGCCATCAAAGCTATTAACGGCTTCTGCCATACTGTCGAATCCATAAAAATCACATGGGTTGACTTCCTCGTCCGTAGACCCTTGCTTCTTGTCTTCACTGCGTCCACGCCACTCTGTTGGCTGATAGAACTCAGGCTCATGGTCAACATACCTACGGCTGATCTCATTCCATCGTAGGAACTTATGCTTGACTAGCTGTCTAGCTACAAAGACTGGTGCCTTAACATGAAAGCTGGCAAAGCAATGCCCAAAGGGGCTGATGTGCTCATGCTTAGCAAGGTAGCGTATCAGCTTGGCATCCTTCTCCTTCAACTTGGGTGGACTCCAAGGGTCACTCCAATCCAGATCACTCTTCTTGCCAAAGCTTACCCGTGCTGCATTAGCAACGCTCAAGTCTTTGCCCATGTGATCTACGTGTGTTACTTCAATCATCTACTATCTCCATTATCTT